CAGTCTTAATATTATGTTTCAGGACTGGTCTAATCGTGGAATTAATCTCTGGACTATAAACCAAGTGTCACTTACGTTAACGGCTGATACAGCGTCGTATACTTTAAACGAGTATGACATAGATGTTTTAGAGGCCGTTGTAAGGCGCTCAGGGCTCGACTATGCTGTTAATCGTATAAGTAGGGAAGATTATCTACATATACCGAACAAAGCGACTACAGGACGTCCTAGCCAAATATACTTTGAACGAGCTTCTACTCCTAAGATTAATCTGTGGCCCGCTCCAGATAACAGCACTGATACTCTTATTTCCTATAGAGTACAGCGGGTACAAGACGCTGACTCCCTAACGAATGATGTTGATGTACCTAGCCGGTTTATTCCAGCTATGGTGTCTGGGTTAGCATTTTATCTTGCAGTTAAGCTGGCCCCGGAGCGGTCTATTCCTATGAAGGAGTTGTACGAGAGTGATTTTCGACGCGCTGCCGATGAGGATAGTGAGTGGGGGTCGCTTAACATATCTCCTAGTCGGGCATACAGTAGATAATTATGGCTTTCGCATCTGGAAAACACGCATTAGCCCTCTGTGACCGTTGCGGGTTTAGTTACCCTTATGAGGATATAGGGGAGGAATGGAATGGAGCTAGAGTATGCCCGGACTGTTATGACTATAAGCACCCTCAACTGGAACCGGCGCGGGTCAGAGCAGACCCGGAAGCTCTACAGTTCGCTAGGCCAGATCGTAAGGAGCCTTTAGTTATACACGTAGGGCGTATTGTTCCAACTGTTCCGTTCGATGAAAAACATATCCACGCCTCTGGCGAGGTAGGAACCGTAATAGTGAGTATTACATAATGGCCGGATTTACATACACAACACTTAAACAAGCAATTCAGGACTATACTGAAAACACCGAAGCTACGTTTGTTAGCCAACTTGATACGTTTATCAAAAACGCAGAAGAGCGGGTTTTAAAAGAAGTTAACCTGAGCGAGTTCCGTAAAAATGCGTCAGCTAATCTTCTGTCTGGTAATAAATATATACCTAAGCCAGCTGACTGGCTCTCGACGTTTTCTGTATCTATAACAGTATCTGGAGCGCATAAGTTTTTACTCAACAAGGACGTTAGTCTAATTCAAGATTATTCTCCAGTACCCAGCACCACTGGAGAGCCTAAGTACTACGCTAATTTTGATGTTGATAACTTTATAGTAGCGCCTACTCCCGATGCAGCATATGCGGTTGAATTGCACTATTTTCATAGACCCGGATCTATAACAGATACCGTAGGTAATCCTACGGGAGTTACATGGTTAGGAACTAACGCTAGTCAAGCGTTACTATATGCAGCACTCAGTGACGCCTATATATTTATGAAAGGAGAACCTGATTTAATTCAAACGTACGAAGGTAGGTTTGCTGAAGCTATACAACATCTAAACGAATTTAGCGTTAGGAAAGAACCCAGTGACGTCTACCGATCTGGGGCTAGAACATAATGCTAATTAGCCATACTACATTTTATACAGGAGATATCTAATGGCAATAACACAAGCGATGTGCACGTCGTTCAAACAAGAACTTATGACAGGCACTCATAATTTTACTGCGTCTACAGGTGATACTTTTAAAGTAGCTTTATATACTAGTAGTGTTACTTTAAGCGCGGCTACTACAGCGTATTCATCTACGAACGAAGCATCTGGTACTGGGTATACAGCTGGAGGGACAGCTCTAACTAATATCACTCCAACCACCTCTGGAACTACGGCGTTTGCGGATTTCAGTAATGCCTCATGGACTTCGGCTACTATTACCGCTCGTGGAGCTTTAATATATAATAGTACAGATTCTAATAAAGCGGTATTAGCGCTTGATTTTGGCGGGGATAAAACCTCCACGAATGGTACCTTTGAGATTCAGTTCCCCACTGCTGACGCAAGTAACGCGATTATACGTATAGCGTAGTATGGCTAACGTTACCGCCTTTGCAGGGGAGAATTACGGGTCTGGAGATTATAGCCGTACGTTGTACGGCGCTGATACTCAGGTTCCCGGCGCGGTAGCTGCTGTTGGAAGCGTAACTATAGTAGCGAGCGCTGCTGTCCTTCCAACAGGGGTGGCAGCTGCGGGATCAGTTGGAAGCGTAACTATAGTAGCGAGTGCTACTGTTCTCCCAACAGGGGTGGCGGTTACAGCTACATTGGGGGATGAAACCTCCATAGCTTCGGCTGTTGTGGCTGTTACCGGAGTATCGGCGACAGCTAGTGTTAATTCTGTCGCTGGTATTATAGAGGGTGTAGGAGTTATATTCTCTGTTACCGGATTAGCAGCAACTACGCGAGTCGGGGCTGATTATTCGGGCGGAACTTACGGGACTGGTAACTATAGTCATCTGTTTACTATAGTTACGGCAGCTGGAGCGGGTCTTAGTGTAACTGGAGTTTCAGCAACAACCAGTATCGGAGACGAAGTAGTAGCGGCGTCTTGCGCGGTTGTAGTGACTGGCTTAACTGCTTCGGCGGGGCTTGGAGATGAGACAACTAGAACAGTTAATGTAATTCCTGTTACTGGAGTTTCAGCTTCTACTTTTGTTGGAAATACTACTGATACCTTAATAGTTGACGTAACGGCTGGGGCTACAGTTTCGGTAACTGGGGTATCGGCCACTATAGATTCGGCGGGTTTATTTACAGTATGGGGGGATCTGGCTACTTCAGACACTACTCCTACTACAACATGGACAGACATAGCAGCTTAAATTTAGGATAATAAAATGGCTTCAACATATTCAGGTGGTATAGGTAAATTACAACTTATAGCCGATGGCGAGAAATCAGGAACATGGGGGCAGATTACTAACGCTAATCTGCAGGTTATTGAGGAGATGGTATCCGGGTACTCGACCCATGACGTTGCGGGGTCTGGCTCAACTACTTTATCCGGTGATGCTAATGTTGGAACTTCGTTTGCAGCGACGGAAGCGAAAGCGGTTATTATAAAATTAACTGGAGCTGTTACTGGAAATCACGACGTTGTAGCTCCGGCTAAGGCTGGATGGTACATTATATGGGATACTTCCTCCGGTAATTACGATCTTACACTCAAACCTTCCGGTGGAACTGGAGTAATCCTCCCTAGAAATGGTAAGTCACTCATGTTTACCGACGGCTCTACAATGTATAACTTGTTTGAGGAGCTAAATAAGGTAACAGAGATTAACGATGCTGATAATAACGAGGTCGTTAAGTTCGGCACTACGGCTTCCGCTGTTAACGAGTTAACTATAACCAATGCAAGTACTGGCAACGGCGCTACTATAGCAGCTTCCGGCGGTGATACTAATGTAGATATAAATGTAACGCCTAAGGGTTCCGGGGCTGTAGTAATATCCAAAGCAACTATTTCAGCAGGGGTTGTTTCTGGCATTACTGATATCACAGTAGCCGACGGCGGAACTGGAGCTAGTGACGCAGTAACCGCTAGGCTTAATTTGGGGTTAGTCATAGGGACGAATATCCAAGCGTATGACGTAAGTACTTCCAAAGTTGACGTAGCTGAGACCCGAGCTAGTAGTATTAATATGAATGGGCAGATCCTGCAAAAACCACTGTTAAAGAATAGTACTGAAGCGCAAGTAGCTATGGTAGCTAACGATATAGACTTAGCTACAGGTAATGCGTTTTCTAAAACTATAACAGGGGCTTCAGTATTAACTATATCTAATACCCCAGCGGGTACTAACTTACGCACATTCCACCTCGTATTAACTAACGGAGGCGTCGCCGATATAACGTGGCCTTCCGCCGTTAAGTGGGTGAGTGGCACAGAACCAACATGGACAACTTCCGGCACTGATTTATTATCATTCCGAACCATAGACGCCGGTACTACATGGTACGGCCTCTTAGAAGGCGCTAACTTTAGCTAATAGGTAACGAAAATGGCAGATACAACAACTACGAATTACGCATTTACAAAACCCGAAGTTGGAGCCAGCTCTGACACTTGGGGTACCAAGCTCAACACAAACTGGGACGATCTCGATACCGATCTGGCAACGCTGGCCGTTAAAACGAATAATCTATCAGACTTAGCGAGTGCGGTAACGGCGCTCACTAACTTGGGGTTAACATCTACAGCGGCTGAACTTAATATACTAGATGGGGTAACATCTACAGCGGCTGAACTTAACCTTCTGGACGGAGTTACTTCATCAACTCTAGGAACAACTAATACCGCTAACACATTCTCAGCCCAGCAGACTTTCAAAGAAACGGCTGAGACAGTATATACACTGTCGGGGCTGGACATTGATCCTGCGAACGGACAGATTCAAATTAAAACTCTTACAGCGAGTGTCACGTTTACTGAGTCACTAGCAACTGGTCAGGCAGTTATTTTAGGTCTGAATGATGGCACAGCTTATGTAGTCACCGCATGGCCGACTATCACATGGACAAAAACTGGAGGAACTGCCATAGCCCCTGTACTAGCGACAACAGGTTACACATGGATTTTATTGTGGAAAGTGGGTTCAACTTTATATGGTTCTGAGATGGGGCAACCATAATGTCAGTTCTACTGAAAGCCGCTGGTATCTCTAACAGCAGTTCGGATGCCCCGAATGTAGCGGATGTGTTTTCTACCTATCTTTATGAGGGTAACTCATCAACCCAGACAATCACCAATGGAATTGATTTGGATGGTGAGGGTGGGATGGTTTGGATAAAACAACGTGACGGGACTTATGGTAACCGTTTATTCGATACAGAAAGGGGAGCTACAAAAGTATTAGAAAGTGAAAGTACAAACTCGGAGGGTACTCTAGCTACAGGATTAACTGCTTTTAATTCAAATGGATTTTCATTAGGTAGTTATGTAACGGTAAACTCATCCAACGACTTCGCCTCATGGACATTCCGCAAAGCACCACGCTTTTTCGATGTGGTTACTTATACTGGGGATGGAGTTGCTGGGCGTGAGATTGCTCATAATCTGGGGTGCGATGTTGGCATGATGATTATTAAGATTACCGATTCCGAGGGACAAAACTGGGCTGTTTATCATAGAGGTAATACATCCAATCCAGAAACTGATTATCTGACATTAAACACAACTGCCGCGACACTCGATAACA